CAATGGGACGAACTATGTCGGCTTCAAGGCCCCGAACGCGCTCGCAGGGAACGTGATCTGGACGCTGCCGACGGCCGATGCGTCTGGGTGTCTTCAAAGCAGCGGCGCAGGTGTGCTCTCGATCGGCGCCTGTGGATCTGTCAGCGGCAGTGGGACTCAGATGCGGGTGACATTCTGGAGTTCGTCCGATACGGTGTCGAGCGATGCTGACCTCACCTGGGACTCGGGCAACAATCGGCTCGACGTGGTGGGCAACGTGACGGCGCAGAGTTTCCGAACGTCTGGCATTGACCACATCACGCCGACCGGGGCCAGTCGGCTGACGATTGACCAACAGAGCACGAGCCAGAGCCGGCTTGTGGCATGGGGGCAGAATGCCGCGACGAATGGCGCATTGTTGTTCCACACGGCACGGTCGGATTTCTCGAACGCCGTCGTCGAGATGGTTATGGCGCAGGGGGTTTCCGTCGGTGATGTGTCAACGCAGGGTGTTGGGACGCTCAACGTCAAGACGGGCTACTACATCAATGGCACGCCGGGGATCACGCAAACCATTGTGCTCTGCGGTGGCACGATTACCGTGGTCGCGGGCATCGTGACTTCGACCACATGCTGAGGCTCGCGCTGGCGGTCCTGCTGACAGTGGGCACGCCGGCGCTTGCGTGGGCGTCGTGCGGGGCGGAGTCCGGCGGTATTCGCCAGTGTACGGTGAGCGGCCGTGACTACTGGCTCCATGTGCCGTCTTCTGGCAGCGGGCCGCGACCGCTTGTGGTGCTCTTGCATGGGGGCGAATTGGCCGTGGACGTGACCGTCCCGCCGCAGATCCGGGCAGCCGTCAATGCCGCGACCTCGCCGATGGAAACCACGGCGGACAGCCTGAACATCATGGTGGCCTACCCACGGTCGAGTTGTAATCCGTGCGGCCCAGGCGGCACGTACCAGTGGAACTTTGCGCCTGACCCGACCGGGACGTGCGCTGTGCTGGGGTTGTGTTCCGACGATGTCGTGTTCGTCAATGCCGTTATCACGGACATCAAGGCGACCTTTTCCACCGACGCGACGAAGGTGGCGCTGGCGGGGATGTCCGGGGGCGGCACGCAGGTCTTACGGATGTTGTGCGAACCGAGCGGGAACAGTCACGCCACCGTGGGGTGGGCGATCGCGGCCACTCTGACGCCTAATTCCGTGAGCACCTGCACGAATGCGACGACGACGCAACTCTACATCATCAACGGGACCCAGGACACCGCCGCGCCCTATACGCCGGCCCCAGGCGCGGGGATGCCCTGCGGGTTCGGCCTGCCGAGCATCTGTACCGATACCTCCGGGGTCAAGCAGTTGCCCGTGGGATACGGGGCGTATCAGGTGATTGCGCTGGGCGCGCGTGGCGGGAGCCGCAACGAGGCGTCCGCGTGGTCCGCGACCGTGTCGTGGGCCCCTTCGCTGAATGCGGCGAATCCAGAAAGCGCCAACGGAAAGGATGGCAACTGTTTCTCGACCACCCATCACTTGGGGGCGAAAGTCTCCGTGCGTACCATCGGGCCTGGCGTCATTGCGCCGTTTCTTATTGGGACGCGCCCGGACGGCGGGTGCTTCGTCAACGACGGTGTGGCGGGCACCAACTTTGACGGCGGCGGCCATCGGTGGCCCTCGACGGCGACCTACGGCCTCGGGAAAGGCACCTACTTCTTCAATCTCAACGCCGAGATATTGGACACCGTGGCACCCTAACGGCCCAGAGCCCCATGATCCGATCCATTCTACTCGTGCTCTGGGTCTTCACACGCATGGCGCTGATCGCGCCGGGAAAGGGAGAACGATGAAACGCATCCTGTGGTTTCTGGTCGGCGTCGTGATTGGTGTGGGGATTGGGCTGGGGGAAATGAGCGTGTTTGCACAGGCGCCGCCGCGCCCTGCCCCCCCAGGGCCCGCGGCCCAAGCGCCGCCGCCCTGCGAGCAGCAGGTGAACGAAGAAGTGTTCAAGGCCGGGGCCCTCATGCAGCAGCTCGCTATCGCGCGCGAGCAGGTGCGGGTCCTGACCAAGGATCGGGACGACGCCAAGGCGGCGCTCGCCAAGACCACGCCGAAGCCGGAGGAGAAGAAGTAAGCCGTGAAGACCACCGTCCACATGGATCTGCCGAACTACCTCGGGCGCGCCCAGGCGTTGGAGATGCAGCACTTCTGGAAGACGTTCTTCGAGTCCGAGGACTACCGTGACGGCCTGATGGCGCGGATCACCAAGGGCAAAGCCGCCCACATGGAGATCCTGCTCCACCACATGGTCTACGGCAAGCCGAAGGAGACGTTGGCGCTCCAGAGCGGCGGCGACGGCACGCTGATCCTCAACATCGGCGGGAAGCAGATTGTCGAGCTCCATGTGGACGGCGACGGGATGGCGAAGCAGATCGACGTGACGGAGGGCGAGACCCCGCTCGCCTTGGCGGAGGTCGCGGGTGCCTGAGATCACCTTCCCGGCTACGCCGACGCAGCGGGCGTTCATCGAGGCCCAGGAGAATATGATCTTTCTGATGGGGCCCCGTGGCGAGGGCAAGACGACGACCGGCCTGTTCGCCACGATCGCGCACGCCCTTCGCCAACCGTCCAGTCAATGGCCGATCCGCTGGGCGGTCATCCGGGATACGTGGGAAAATCTGCGGATTACGACCATCGAGTCCATCCGGCGCGCGTGCCGGGAGTACGGGCTGCCCAACGAGGGCCTCGATCGCCTGGAGCCGAAGGTCGTCAAGATCGGGATGCGGACCACCATGGGGTTCTTCCGGCCCGTCGTCGAGATGAACTTCTTCGGTCTGGACACGCCGGACGATGCCAACCGCTTGCAGGGGTTTGAGGGCGCTGGCGCGTGGATCGAGGAACCCGCCCCGGCCGCCGACATCTCCTCCGGCATCCCGGAAGACGCGCTCCTCGCCGTGACGTCGTTGCGCCAGGGCGGCGCGGCCGGCGTCAAGCCACGGGTCCAGATCACGATGAACCCGCCGGACCAGGAGCACTGGACGATCAAGTACCGGGACAATCTGGACACCATCGAGCGCCTCAAGTTCTACGGGTACACCGTCAAGTTCTTCGAGATCCCGAAGGGCGAGAACCCTGGCGTCACGACTGAGTACCGGATGCACAACAAAGCCATTCTCGAAGCCATGGGACGCTTCGACCTGATCGCTCGCCTCGTGGAAGGCAAGGTCGGGTACATTCAGTTGGGCGTGGGGGTCACGCCGGAGTTCGGAGACGTCCATCGGTCTGCTGTCGAGTTGCCGATCCTCCGCAGCGTGCCGGTGCAGCGATCCTGGGACTTCGGGCTGAACCCGACGACCGTGTGGTGGCAGATCACGCCGCTCGGCCGGATCAATGTCTTCATGTCCATCCGTGGCGCCAACCTGGGGTGTCAGCAGCACATCGAGCAGAACGTGCTGCCCTGGCAGGGGCGGAAGCGGATCACCGATTTCACGTTCCAGGACATCGGCGACCCGAACGGGCTCACGCCGGAGGCCCGAAACAACGAGGTCTCGGCCGTGACCGCGATTGAGGAGATGCTGACCTCGACCCCGAAGAAGCCTGCGAGCTTCGAGGGCGGGCCGATCCCCATCCCGGATCGCGTGGGACCCATCCGGGCCAAACTTGAAAAGACGCTCAAGGGCGGTCAGCCAACGGTGCAGGTCGATCCGGAGGCGACGGCCATGATCCGTGCCCTGAACGGCGGCTGGCATCGGAAGAAGACGCCGTCGGGCAATATCGGGGACATCGTCAAGGATGAGCACTCGGAACACGGCGACGCCTGGGGCTACGGCATGGGCGTCCATTTCCCGATCCCCAAACTCGTTGAGCGGCCTCGGGGCCCGAAATACGACCGCTCACGACCACTGGCTGACGCCGCGCGGGCGTGGATGGTCAGCTAAGGAGGCCGTCATGCCACAGCCATTCCGGTACGTGAAGGGGCAGCGCGTGACTCTGATCGGGGTCATCAGCGAGGATCGCGACGCCGGGCATCCGGTGCTTGACATCGGCGGCGAGCGGGTCTCGATCACGCGCCAGTCGCTCGACCGGGCGGACGTGCGCGAAGACAAGGACCGTCTGCCGACGGTGGAGGAGATCGACCTGAAGCGCCTCCGCGAGGCCCAGGACGCCAAGGCCGTTGCCCAGGCCCACCGGGAGGCCGCCGCCGAGCTGGCCCGCCAGGTCGAGGGCCGGCAGCTCCTCGATGCGGCGGCGGACCCGAGAGGGTAGCGCGTGGCCGACGCCCGGCCCCTTCGCAAACCGTCCGTTGAGCAGGCGCTCGGCGAGACGGCCATGGTCCGCTCGCAGTCAGGGTCGGGCCCCGGAGGGGAGCGGGCGGGACCCGCGAGCGCGGACGGCGGCGGCGACGAGCGGGTCCGGTACTTCAAGCAGCTTTTCCGTGAAGAGTGGGACAAGCCGTTTTGGAAGGACCTGCGGGAGCAGATCCCCATCGACTTCGGCTACTACACGGGGTCGGGCCAGTGGAGCGAGAACCAGAAGAGCGCCGCGAAGGAGAAACAGCGCCCGACGCTGACCATCAACCACATCCAGCCGACGTGTAACGCGCTCTTCGGCATCGAACGGATGCACCGCTACGATCCGGTGGCGGCGCCCAAGACCAAGGCCGACGTAGACGTGGCGGAACTCTTCACGCGGCTCCTCAAGCAGTCGATGGACGAGGCCAACGGGGAATACATCCTCTCGCAGGGGTTCGCCGACGGGTGCATCGGGGGCGTGTGCGGGTTTGAGATGCCGATCGACTATCTGGACGACCCGCTCAAAGGCACGATTGATTTCAGCGTCGTCAAGTGTCCCGAGGAGTGGATCTGGTGTACCCCGTGGAACAAGTACGATCTCTCCGACGTGCGCGGGATGTTCCGGCACCGCTGGGTGGACGTGGATCTCCTCGTCGCGCAGTACCCGGATCACAAAGCGGGCATCGTCGCGGCCCTGTCCAAGATCAAGCATCAGACGATCGCCCAGGACGCGAGCCGGGAGGGGGCCCTCCTGACGGAAGGCAACCCCAAGGACCACTACGAGGCGAGCGATTACTCCAGCCCCCAGCGCGATATGGACTTCTGGTTTGACGTGACCCGGAACCGGGTGCGCGTGATGGACGTCTACTACCCGGAATTCTACCCGGTGTGGCTGCTCACGGACAAGGACGCCAGGAAGACCTACAGCTCGACCAGCGAAGTGAAGATGAAACGCTATATGCAGGCCGTGGTGGATCGCACCCAGGGGGCGACGGCGTGGCAGCTCATCGAGCGGTATCATCGGAAGATCCACGCCCTCTGCTCGCTGCCGGCCATCGACTATGTGCTCGAAGAGGGCATCCCGTTCTCCAAGGACGAGGAGAGCTACCCCATCGTCCCGTTCTTCGCGTACTGGCGGGGCAATGAGGTCTACGGGGTCGTGCGGAACCTGCGCGATCCGCAGGATGAGGTCAATGCCCGCCGGTCGCAAATATCGTGGCTGACGAAGGCCACGGGCGATGGGTGGTTCGCAGACGACAACTCGCTCACGAACCTCGACGCCTTCGAGCGGGAGAGCCGGGACCCCAAGGGCGTGTACATGGTCAAGGCGAACAAGAAGGACCCCCGCCGGATGCCGGCGCCAAACATCCCGCAGGGGCTCTTCGAGATTCTCTCTGCCGCGGTCAACGAGATCCGGGCGATCTCCATGGTCAACACAGAGATGCAGGGCGGGGAAGGGCAGGCCATCTCTGGTGTGGCGAAGAAGCTCCTCGTCCAGCAGGGGAACATCGGCAATAACGAGCTGTTCGATAACTTCCGGTTCACCAAGCGGCTGATCTGGAAGAAGATGGCCCGGCGCATCCAGGAAAAGTACAGTGACGAGGACGTGGTTCGCCTCTTCAACCCGGAGACCGGCGGGTACGATTTCATCGACATCAACAAGGAGACCAACGAGGGGGCCTCAGAGATGCCCTCGGCGGGGTTGCGGCGCAAGGTCCTGAACGACATCAGCACGCTCCGCTACGACATCCAGTTGACGGAGACGCCGATCTCACCGACCCACCGGCAGGGTGCGCTCGCGACCCTCCTCGAACTCATCCAGAAGGTCCCGGCTGCCGCCCCGCTCCTGATCGACGTGATCGTGGAGATGACCGACGGGATTCCGGATCGGGACAAGGTCGTGGCCCGGATCAAGGGCTTCGTCAAGGCCCAGAGCGAGCCCCGGCCCTCGCCACCGCCCAAGACGTCCATTGCGCTCAAGGGCGAAGATATTCCCGAAGAGGCCCGTGTGGCGCTCGCCTACAAGGCCCTCAACGAGGAGGACCCCCGGAACGCGCAGAACCCCATGGGCGCGGATGCCGGGAACGTCCAGAATCCAAGCGGGCAGATCCCCACCGGCGGGCAGAAGCTCACGGAGCGGCCGGACTTGCCGGCCAGCGCCACCGGGGTGTGACCCCGATCCTTGCGACAGCGCCACCCTCAGTAGAAGGTCCCCGATGGGGACTGCCGGGGGCACCACCCCGTCATCAAGGTGCGTCGGGCTTCTCCCGTGAACCACAAAGGTGCGTCGGGCTTCTCCCGTGAACCACAAAGGAGACGAAAACCATGGCAAGGCGGAAGGGCGGAGCAGCAGACTCGCCGACCGAACAGTCGGCGACAGCGGTGCTGGGCGACGAGGTCGAGGAGCAGGGTGTCGAGGAGACGCCTATCTTCCCGGACTCCAAGGCCGATCCTGAGCCGGAACAGCCGGCCGAGGAGATGCCCGAAGTCGTCTATGTGCCGAAGGAGGCCGTCCTCCCGGCCGACGAGTCGAAGCCCAAGGTCGATGACGCGACCAAGGCCAAGAATCTCGGCACCGCCCTCCAGCACGAACGCGAGCATGGGAAACGGCTCCGCGACGAGTTACGCTCGGAGCGTGAGAAGAGCGAGCGGGCCGAAGCTGAGGCCACGCGACTCCGCCACGAGCAGACTCGGTCGGACAACCGCAAGAAACTCGAAGATGCCCAGGATCTCACCGAGGCCCTCCCGGCTATCAAGAATGAAATCGCCGCCGAGCTGGAGCCCGGCATCATCGCGGCACGGCGCGGCGTGATCCGCATGAGTCAGAAGTTCGCCCGCAAGGAGTACGTCGATTACGACGACGTGCTGACCCAGTCGGGCGTGGCCGATGGGATCGCCATCGACCCGAGTACCGGCAAGCCAAAGGACCCCGTGATGTGGAAGAAGATCATCCTGATGTCGGAAGACCCAGGGGAAGACGCCTACTCGCTCGGGCTCTCGATTCTGGACGAGCGCGGCGTCTCTGTAACCCCCACACACCAATCCGACGTGGCCGCCAGTACCTCGGTGCGCCCCGTCATCGAAATGCGACCCACCGCCGATCGTTTTGGCGGAGTCCGTCGTCTGGCACCCTCGGCCGGGCGTGAGCCGCGCCGCTTGTCTGATTCGGATATTGAGAAGATGTCCGAGTCGGAGTATGGCGCGTTGCCCAAGCACGTCCGGGAGGCGTACCTGGCGGGGGGCCGAGTCTAAGCGGCACGGCAGAAGGAGTACGGCAATGATCCAGCACATCCAGCGGTATCTCACCGCCTTCACTCTCTGGCGTGAGGCGGGGCTGTCGTGGGCGGAGGCATTCTTCCTCGCGAAGGCTGGGCTGCTGCCCATCTCGGGCGGCTCGGATTCCGAGTGGGCGACCGGCTCGGTCGAGACGGTCAAGCGGTGGAGTCGCGAGTCGTGGGTGGAATTGCCCAAGCTCATCTACTGGAACAAGTTCATGGGCATGGGCCTGAACAACATCATCCAGGTCAAAGACGAGTTGACCGGGCAGCCCGGCGACAAGGTCACGTACTCCTTCATCCGGAAGCTCCAGGGTGCGGGGGTGACGGGCGACGGCGACATGGAAACCGCAGAAGAGGCCATCGCCTCCTACTCCGATTCGGTGACCATCAACCAGAAGCGCAACGCTGTCCGGCTCATAGGGCGCATGTCCGAGCGCCGCACCGCGTACAACCAGCGCATGGTGGCGAAGGAACTCCTGACGACCTGGTTGGCTGAGACCATCGACGCGGACATCTTCGCGGCGATCGACACCTCGCCGTCCACCTCCGTCTACGGCGGGTCGGCGACCTCGACCGCCACCCTCGGCGTCGGGGACTACCTGACGACCGCGCTCATCACCAAGGCCAAGACGAAAGCGAAGAAGGCCGCGCCGAAGCTCTGGCCGGTCAAGATCGGCAGCAAGGAATACTACGTCCTCATCATGCACCCTGACCAGGAATCCGATCTCAAGACCTTCGACGCGGCGTGGATTCAGGCGCAGCGCGAGGCGCAGACCCGCGGCGACGACAACCCGCTCTTCGAGGGGTCGGTCGGGATCTGGGACGGCGTCATCTGCCACGTCCACGAGGACATCGCCGTCAGCACGACCTACGGTGCCGGCGGCAACCTGCCGGGTGCCAACGCGCAGTTCGTCGCCCGGCAGGCGGGGGCCTTTGCGTGGGGCGAGCGGCCACGGTGGGTCGAGAAAGAGTTCGACTATGGTAACAAAGTAGGATTCGCGATTGGCGCGATCTACGGGGTGAAGAAGGCGGTATTCGACTCCGTGGACCACGCGATGATTTCCATTCGCACCTACAGGACTAACAACTAGATCAATGACTTACGTGACCCCCTCGGTATCGTGTGGCGCATGTGGTGAGGCCGATGGTATCGAGTGGGTCACGTGGTCGTAGAGTCATGCTCTTGACTATACATAACGAGCATCACAAGGAGAGGCGCACATGACGAAGATCCTGACGGGCCTTCTGGCGCTACTGTTCGTGGCGCTGCCGCTGGTCCCTGCGGTGGTCTCCGCCCAGCCGGTACCGGGCGTGACCTTCTGGTGGTTCCAGCTCCGCGACGAGCGCAACCAGCCGCTCACAGCCGCCGCGACCTGCGCGGTGTACACGGCCGGCACGGACACGCTCGCCACCGTGTACACCACCCAGCAACTCACCACGGCCGCGAGTAACCCGATCACGGGCGCGGCACTCTTCAACTCGCCCGGTAATTCGTGCGCGTTTTACACCGCACGCTCGGTGACCTCCGTGGATGTCGTGGCCTGGAGCAAGCGGGCGCGCTCGCGCGTGTCTGGCATGACGCCGACAGGTAGCGGCGGCAAGACGCTGATTCTCGATGAGCAGATGACGTCCAAAATTATCAAGATTCCGCTGACACCGGCGGCTTCCTCCGTCGGGACGTCCTACGTCAATACCGGCGTGACCATCCCCAAGGGGTTCGCCGTCCGTGATGCGTTCATCGAGGTGACGACCGTCGGGACGGCGGGCGCGCACGTGGTTGCGGGGATTCTTGAGAATGACCCCAAGGGCTTCTGCGCTGCTGGCATCGCCAGGGTGGCGGATAGCACTACGGGCGGTATCACGATGGCCAATGCCGGGTGGCTCCGATGCGGCGCAACCTTCGTCGCGGACATCACCCAAAACCTCGACGCCTACGCGGCCTCCTTCCACTCGGGACATTTGCTCTCCTACGGGGCGATTGGCGCGGTAAGCGTCCACGCGGGCACGTATTTCCAGTTCCCCTTTGTCGGCGATGGGACCAACAAGACCGTGGTCTATCATATGGGCTCGGCCAACAACAAGAACTGTAATGCCAACTGTGGCGTGGGCTACCTCTATCTGGTCGGCGAAGAACTCGGCCTCGGGAACTGATGCGGGGTCCGGCGCTCTCGACGTGGGTCTGGGTGGGGCTCCTGGCGAGCCTCGCCCTGCCCCTGCCATTCCGTGGCCTGGTGGTGCCCGAGCGCGGCGCCATCCTCGCCTACGTGCTGGTGGCGGCCGGCCTGCTGCTTGCGTGGCGGGTCGGCCGTACCAGTCCGCCTGCGGCCTGTCTCCTCGTCTGGACCCTGGCCCATGTGCTGTGGGCCGGTGTGCCGATGCGGGGGTTTCAGGTCCTCGTGGTGCTCTTCATGGCCGGGGTGCTGTTCCTCGAAGCGTCGGCGTTGTCTGACCTCGCAGCGATCCGGTGCGCCTGGGCACTGGTCGCGGGCATTGGCATCCAGGCGGTGCTCGGGGGTCTCAATCTGCTCCAGGTCTACCCGAGTCCGAATGTTCTGGCCGCTCCGCTGCACTGGCTCGGGGTGGCGACCGATCCAGGGAGCCCGACCATCCTCGCGAGCTTTGTGGGTCGCCCGCTTGGCTGGCTGACCCATCCGAACTTCTGGGGCGCGTATCTGGCCCTCGGCATCCCGGTGGTGTACGCGCTGTGCGGGAAGTGGTGGGCGCTCGGACTCCTCGCTGGCACGGTTGCCACGGGGAACATCGGGCCCGTGGTGTCTGGTGTGGCCGGGCTCGTCGTCATGGCGTGGCGGGACCTGTCGCGCGTGATGCGGCTGGGGGTGGTGGTGGCCGTGCTCGCGGTCGTCCTGGCGGTGAGCGTCCAGCACATCCAGCGGCCGGACAGCCATGGGGACACGTGGCTTTCGACGGCGACATCCGGACGGACGGCAGTCTGGGCGAATGCCTGGCCGGACGTGACGAAGCACTGGCTGGTCGGCAATGGGCCTGGCACCTGGCGGATCTGGTCGGTGATGGTGAACGCCCATGCCCAGGCCACGCATCCAGGCTCAACCCCGGCGACCATGCAGGCGCACAACGAGCCCTATCAGCTCTGGTTTGAGTTCGGCCTCATTGGCGTGGCGCTGGTCGGGTGGTGGGTGGTGACGTTGGGGCGAGGGGCCAGGGTCATGCTGGGCACCGGGCAGATGCGTGATCGCATGTGGGTGGGGGTGGCGATCGTCGCCGCTGTCAACTCATTGGGCAGTCCCACGTTCCACATGCCGCAGCAAGCCGTCGTGGCGCTCTTTGCCGCGGGACGCTTGCAGGCGGCCCTTGAGGAGAGCTAACCATGGCACGGCGGGCGACAGAATCCGAAGAGAAGGCATTGGTCACCGAGCAGGCGTTGTCCTCGGAGGCGATGGGCGAGAGTTTCCCGACTATCGAGGTCCGGATCGTCTACCTCCAGAACCATCCGCACAAGACCCAGCGGGTCAAGGGCACGATGCTCATGGAGACCGTGGGGCAACGACTGGACAAGGACGAGCCGGTCCCGGATCAGGTCGAGATCGTGCATCTCAACAAACGGAAGTCGGATTCCGGATACACGGACTACGACTTCGCGGCCGTGGACAACAAGGGCCGGCGTCGGCGGGATGGCTGGACGGCGGACGGCAAGCGGTTCGTCACCTGCGAGCACCTCGACCACATCCTCTACTTTTACCGTCTCCGGGATGATCGGGACGGCACCGCGATCTACGAAGTGCGAGGAGAGCCCGATGCGCTCGAAGTGCTCGTGCGCTACCGGGACCGGCGGAAGGGCCGGATGAGCGGCATCACGACCGTCGCCACCGGCCAGGGTCTGGTTGAACAGGGTCCCGGCTTGGTCAGTCAAATGGCGGACGTTCTCGACACCAAGTAACCGACACGCACGAAAGGAGTCGCGCATGGCACCACAGGCGGTGGTTTCAGGCAGGGGGATGAATCAGGGGGCGCTCGATGTGGTGCTGGTCGCCCTCGCGAACAGCATCGAGGGGCAGCCAGTCTTGGCGGTGAACGGCGGCGGGCAGGCCACGTTCAAGACGACGGTGGTCCCAAGCGGGGGCATCGTCTTCCGACTCAACGGGCAGAAGTACCTCAAGGCCGATCTCTCGGCCCAGGTCCTCACCGGCTTCAATCTGGCCACCACGGCGGCCCTCCAGTGGGCCTGCCTCCGCGTCGAGCTGAACAAGAACGGGACGGTCTCGATAAAGCAGAGCGGCATGTTCCTCGGGGCCGCCGAGGCGCAGGCGAATCCGCCCACCCGGTCGGCGGCGATGGTCACGGTCGGGCTCATCATTCAGCCGCCGTCCTTCATCCCCGGCACGACGGCCCTGGATGCGGGAGACGTGGACTTCATCGACGGGGACCCAGACCTCGCATTCCTCAACCTGCCCGGCTAACGGGCAGAAGGAGAGACCATGGACGAGCCAGTCAGGGGCGGGCAGGGTACCACGCCGGATCGCCGCAAGGGCGGGACGCTGACGCACGACAAGGCCGGGCATGACAGCCTCGCCGGGTCGGGGTCCGGCGTGTCCGGGGCGCACAAGACCTCGGAGTCCGGTGGAGACAGCGGCCCGGAGTCACTGAACAACAAGCAGGCGCGGGACTACGTCTCGCCTGTGGGCTACGGGAACGACCCGGCCGGGGTGCATTCGGCCACGGGGTCGGGGCAGACGAAGGATGCCTCTGAGTTCGGCCAGATCGCGTCATCCGTGAACCTCAAGGAGACGGGCGGGGCCGTGGTGGACGCTGGGGCCATGGGCGCGTGGGGCGGGATGCAGAAGAAGTCCGCCTACGAGGGGATCAAGACGGGCAGTGTGGACATCGAGAAGCCGGGCTACCCGATGGCAGGGGAGCCGGCGAGCGGCGGTGGCAAGGGGACGGTGACGGGGGCTGTCGCCGACTAACGGAGGGGGTGATAGGGCGTGGCCTACGACGACTACATGCAGGACGAGAAGCGGCCGACCAAGAAGAAGAAGGCGAAGAGGAAGAAGTAGCCGAATAACCGGCCCCGCACGGGCCACCCGGAGGGTGCATGGCAGGCTCCTATGACACGTATCCTCTCATACGGCTCGACGCCCTTGATCGGGCGGAAGAGGAAACGGGGCTCGGGGTCAGCGAGTTCTCGGGTCTGGTGGCTCGTGCGGCCGACCGGGCGTATCAGGAACTCCTCGACTACCGCCCCTGGCTCTTCACCCGTATGGCGACGCCCCTCATGCTCCGGCTCTATGGGCCGCTGGAGACCACGCTGACGTGGGCCAGCGGCTACACAGCCACGCTCGGGGGCACAGTCGCCAGGAACCTCACCGGCTCCAAGATCCGGGTGCCGGGGGTCAATTACGGGGTCCGCATCGTCACGCATGTTCCTGGCTCTGCCACCGTCACGCTCGAAGCGCCCTTCCTGATCGCCGCCTTTGGTGCTATCGACGTCACGATCTACCGGGATGAGTACGACCTGACAGCGATCCAGGAGACGCCCACGGCACCGTTTCTCTTCAACGGCGGGCCGGGCCTTGTGGAACCGACCACCCGGAGCTTCGCGGTGTCGTTCGGGAACGATGCGGGCGAGAACATGGTGGGCCCGGCGACGGCCATCATCTGGGGGGCCCTGCTCAGGATCAATATCAGCCAGATCGCCATCGGGCCTCCGGGGACGACGTATCGGAATCTCTACGCGACGGCGGCCGATGGCTCGATCTTGTACCTCGTCGCCACCCTCGCCGACAACATCACCACCACCTACGTCTACAACGTGTCCGACGCTACCGGGCCGATCACGGCGGCGCAACGACCACCCCAACTCGACACGGCCGGCGGGGTGCGCCAGATCATCACCATGCAACCCAAGGGCCCCTCCTCCAGCCGAGAGATCGGCGGGCCCATGACGGTCGCGTGGCTCCTGGAGCACTATCCCGACCCGCCCACGCCCACATGGCCCCCGTACCGATACGCCCGCGTGAACGACACGCGCGTCCGGTTCTCCCATTACCCGAGCCAGGATGGCTTCGTGGAGATATACCACACGATCGTACCGCGGGATCTGTCCCTCACCCTCGGCGTGTCGGAGATCCTCGTGCCGCGCAACTGGCGCTGGCTCCTGGCGGACGGGGTGCTCTTTCATCTGCTGGAGATGAAGAACGACTCACGAGCGTCCACCTGGGAGCGCAAGTGGAAAGAGGGGCGGGACCTGATGGCCTCCGATGAGGACCAGAAGCTCCTCGGGGTGTCTGGCAACCGCTTCCAGACCCGTGAGGAGCCTGCGTACTGATGGGCTACAAGGAACTGCTAGTTCCGCAACGCGCCGGCCAGGGGGCGGAGTACGCCACCCTGAACCCCAACGCCGTCAATCTGGGTGGCCCGAGCTTCGTCAAGCATCTCATCAACTGCACGCTGGAGAACGATCTCTGGGAGACCGAGCCCGGCACGCGGCAGATGATTACCGATCCACTCCCTGGGGCGCCGGTCATCGGCACGGTGCGGCAGTATTTCCCGTATCCCGCCGTCTCCCGGATGGTCGCGTGCGGGCGTGACGGCACGATCTGGGTGAGCCAGGACGACGGGCGCGTGTACGAGCAGGTGGTCTCGGGGCTCACGCCTGGGGCCCTGATGGTGCCGGTCGAGGGCGGCGCGGAGATCGCGGGCAACTCGAAGAAGCTCTTTCTCTTCGGCGGCGGTCGCCCGCAGGTGCTCTCGGGCGATCCTTCGACTGCGCTGGGACTGGCCGACCCGACCGTGCCCCTGACGGCCGTGATCCAAGATGTGTCCGGGGCCATCAACGTTGGCCAGCATGACTATACCTATGTCTTCGGGAGCCTCGTAGGGGAGACCGCCCCAGCGCCCCTGACGAGCCTCGTCATCGCCAACGGGAATAAGGCCAAGGCGCTCCTGACCGTTCCGTTCGGCCCTCCGGGGACTACGTACCGACGCATCTATCGCACCATCGCCTACGATCCGGCGACGGTCACCATCACGCCCTCTCCGCTGTTCCTGCACACGATCCCTGACAACATGACGGCCGACTATACGGACGCCTTCTCCGATGGGCAGATCGGCAATGACGGCACGACACCCCATCGCGTGGCGCCCATCTCCAACGGCACGCGCACCGTGCGGACCATCACGCGACCTCCGCGGGACTGGTCGGGGGGCAACCAGCCCACGGCCGGGTTTATCCTCGAAGGTCGCCTCGCGTGTTTCGGCAACAACAACAACAAGCACTTTCTCTACGTCTCCTCTCGGGTGGACCACGAAGACTTCCTCTCATCTCCGATCACGATCCCGGTCTTCACCGGCAAGGCGGATGCCATCAGCGCCGGGTTCTATTGGCGGTCGCAGGGCTGGGTGCTCAAGAGCCCGCGCGGCATTTACCGGATCGACAGCTCCGAGATTGATCCGGTCTCGTGGCAGGTCCATGAGCACAGCGACGCCGTGGGCGGGGTCGGGCCCATGGCGCTGGCCCTCATCCAGGGGTCCGATCAGAGCCAGTTCTACGATGATGTGGTCTTTGTCGCCCCGGACGGCTCGTGGCACCGCATGTCCAAAACGGCCGCCTACCAGTTGGGCGACGTCAACGCCTCGTCCATCTCGGAAGAGACGTATGGGCAATTCATCCGAGACGAGGTGGACAAAGCCCGGTTGCCGTTCTGTCAGGTGATCTACTTCGATCAGATTGAGGAGCTGTGGGGCGGATTCACGCGCATCGGCTCTCAGATCAACAACCTCCGAATCAAGATGAACATCAAGCGGCTGCCCGCGGTCGGCATCCGCTTCCACCACTCGACGTTTCCGGAGTGCGAGGCCCTGGCCCTCCACATCAACACGGATCTGACGCGGACGCCGGTGGCAGCGGGCTCCGGGGGCCTCATCAAGGTCGCCTATCAGAAGCTCTACTCCGATGCGGACGTCCCGTACACGAGCGAGTTCACGACCTGGGACGACAACTTCCAGCACCTTGGGGAGGAGTACAAAATATCCCAGAAGAACTACCACTTTCTCATCGTCGAGGGCGTGTCGGTCGGCGACTGGGCGCTGACGATCTGGGTCTACCTCGACGGGGTCCTCCAACCGACCGTGTTGTCGATCCCCATGAAGGGGAAGGGGTCCCAGTTCATTCTCGATCAGTCACGCCTCGATCAGCAGGCGCTCGGGGCGATCAAGTCGCTCTTTGTCTCCCGGAGACTCCGGGGCCGGGGCCACCGGATCAGCTACCGGGGATTCTTGTCCTCCCCCAACTACTTCCGCATCGCACAGATCCAGACCGCCTTTTCCATAGGCGGCTACAGTTTCGGGAACAAATGAGGAGGCTCGGCATGGGGCGATGGGCACGGATCGGACTCGCGGGGGCGCTGTGTCTCTGGGCGGTGCCGGCATGGGCACAATGCGGCGTGTTCAAGACGTGGACGCTCAACGAGGTCCTAGAATCCGCAGACCTCAACGGCGCCTTTGGGCGCACGGTCACCGCCAACGTCGCCTCCTGCACGGCCGGGGATTCCGGTTCAGTCGGCCAGATGCAGGTCGTCGTGGACCCCTATCCAGCCAGTTCGGAGTCCCTGGCGACCACGGTGCAGGGGGAACTGGAGCGGCTCCGGTATCAGCTCAAGGCGGTCGTGGGCAAAAGCCAGTGGTACGAGGTTATCGACAACTCGCTGGCCAAGGACGTCGCGAAGCATTGGGGGGCGACCTACACGAACTTCTACGAGATCGCCGATCCCTCCCCGCCGGGGCCCAATATCCTCTCCCTCTACGCCAAGGACGACGGTTTCGGTGTGACCGTGCTGGCGTACAAGGACCCCAACGGGATCGTCAATACCCTGACCGGCCCGTCCACGTCCTACGGCAGCGCGATCACCATCAATTTCCTTGCGCGGAGGAACCCAGGGACGCCGAACACGAAAATTGATCTCTCGGCGGATCGGATCAGTGTGGCCGGATTCATCAAGGCGGCGTTTACGGCCACCATCGACGCGACGACCACGGGGGCCAACGCCCTCGATACTGGGACGTTGAGCGCCAGCACACTCTACTACGTGTGGGCGATCGTCAACCCGTCGTCCAACACCTTCGCGGGCCTCCTGTCACTCTCCGAAACGGCTCCGACGATGCCGATTGGCTATACTCAGAAGCGCCTTCTCGGCGCCTTCGCTACGGATGGGGCTACACTGTTCCTGGATGGGTACCAGCGAGACAACATCTTCTTTTATAGCGTGCCCATCACCGTCGTCTCTGGGGTGACGGTGACGTCGGCAACAGCAGTAAGTCTCGTTGGCAAAGTCCCGGCGGCCACTGTGAGAGCCGCATGGTTGACGCTCAGCTCTCCAGGCAATCAGATCGACATGGGTCTCCACTGGCAGTCATGGTCCGGGGCGCCGACGGCGCTCCTGACCCCGATCTTCGCCTTGAATAACTTCTCGACCGGGATGCCCGTGCGGCTGCCGACCTATGGCACACCACGCGCGACGATCTACTACGCCACATCGACGGGGTTCGCAAACGGCTTTGTGTTGACTGGCTGGGAGATGCAATGGCCCGACTAGGGGGATACAGACCATGAACAGAGTCCGAGGCCATCGCATCGCCGGGCCGGTGCCGATTCATGTCCAGGGCGAGCGCCACTACTTCGCGGCGGCGATGGCGGTCGTCGGCATCGGCACGGCCGTCTATGGCTATCTCAGCCAGCCGAGCGGGAAGGTGCCCACCGCCGTGCGCGCCCGCATGGCCGAGGACCGGGCCCGCGCCGACCGGGCCTACGAGATGGCGGAGATGCTCTTGCCGTACCAGTTGGACGCGGCGGGACTGGAGCCCGTCTACACCAATGGCAAGATCACGGGTGTCCAGAAGAAGCCGCTCACGACGACCCAGAAGCGCGAGGAGGAGATCCGGGCGCTGGCCGACGAGAAGGTGCTCAAGGGCCTCAAGGGCGAGTTGGACATTGATCCGGGTGCCACACGGAGCCTGAACGAGCAGGACGCGCAGCGGACAGAATATCTGTTGCGGACGCAGGGGCCCGATTACAAGCTCGGGACGGCGGGGGCGACCCAGATCGAGCGTGGGCAGGAGAGCCGGAACATTCAGGAGTCGGCGCTGCGGCGTGGCGAGATGTCGGCGGCCGAGGCGATTGCGAATGCCGCGCGACAGAACGCGCAATTCGAGCAGAACTCGGCGCAGGGTCTCTTGCGCGGGGTGCCCGCCGGGCTCCTCGGGGCGAGTCTGCAAGACCCCTATGCGACGGCCATGATGGATCGGCAGTACGGGATTGACATGGGCAAGTCGAGGGGGCTGGTGGATATTGGGTCGAGCCTGATGCGCGGGGCGGGGGCACTCTACGGAGCGGGTCAGGGTGGACAGCGAGCCTATCGCCCCTCCTCTACCGGCATGAACCCGACGCCTGGCGGCACCTATGAAGGAGTGAACTGATATGGCCGGCTCCGGTCTTCTGGCAGGGTTACAAGGCTACGAATCGGTCGCGGGAGGTCCGGGAAAGCGGCTCGGCGAAGGCATCGCCGGCATGGTGGATCAGGGCATTGGGGCCTACACGGCTGTCTCGCGAGTGCGCCAGGGCGAGGAAGAAGGCGCACGGAGCCAGCAGCGGTTGGACATGGCCGCGCAACTCCAGCCGGGACAGGTGCGGGCGCAGGACCTCGGCAATGACCAGCGTGCGCTCGTGCTGAAGGAGGCCGGGGACCAGATCACGCGAGAGAATGCCCAACGGGAATACTTTCAGCGCGTGGTGGGACCCAAGATGGAGCACGGGTACACGGACGCCAAAGAAGCACGCCTCGACATCTTCAAGGGCGTCGCGATTGGCGGGGATCGCACCCAGATGAAGGACGCGCTCAAGGCGTATGAGCGGAGTCTAACGGATGACGAGACGGCCAAGCAATTCGACGGGGCGCTCCTGCACATCTGGGACACAGAGAAGAAGGCGGGGCAGGCGGGCACCATGAGTGATCGGGCCGCGATTCTGATGCAGGGCTATGGCGAGGTGCGGACGCGGTACCCGCTGGCCGCTGGGGGCTCAGAGATGAAGCAACTCACCACCAATATGTTCAAGCTCGCGCGACAGATGCCCGAGCCGCTCAAACAGGCGTTTACACAGTACATCCAGATCGGGGCCGCGAATATCTCGCTCTCGCCGTCTGAGGTGTGGTCTCGTGCTGGGGAAGGCGTCGATCCCGACTTCATGCCCGAATGGAACGCCATGACGCCGCAGGACGTGAGGGATGATCGGGCACTGAAGCTGGCGGGCGCGAAGGAGGAGGCGAAGTCCGAAGCCCAGCAGCAGCGCGATCTGGTGAAGATCGGAGCCCAGACCAAGGGGAACATCGAGGTCGAGCGGGTCAGGGGCGAGGAGCAGCGGAAACTCGAAACCATCAAGGGCCAGAACAGAGAGAAGTTGCGTCTGGTGGACGACAAGGACCTCAAGGTACAGGCCGACGTACTCGCGAAGCGAATCACGGCCAATAAGGACATCATCACGTCGCTCATCACCTCGTCGGAGGACAAGGCCGCCGCCCAACGGCAGTTCATCGCCGACCAGGACGCGCTCGGTCCCCTCCTCGCAGAGATGCAGGTGCGGTCGATGGGGCGGGGCCCCCAGGGCGGCCCTCCACCGGCGACTGGCGCGCCCTCGCCACAGCCAGGGCCGGGCGGGACGCCTGCGGCGGGGACGCCCGCGGGCGCCGAACGGCAGGTGGTCATCAGCGAAGCGGTGGCAGCGACGCGCAGGGCGCTTCAGTCCGTGCCTGAGCATATGAAAACCATGAAGCGAGAGGAGCAGATCGGGCACATTCTTGGGCACAATGTCCGCAAGGGCAATATGACCCAACGGGAAGCGGATCGCGCGAAAGCGTTATTGCTGGCCCCCTAATGGCCTTTGAGATTCCATCTGCCACTGATGTTCTAGATGAACCAGCCGCGCCGACGCCTGCGGGGCGCTTTGAGATTCCTCCTTGGCCTGAGTCTCCGCAGTACGAGTCCTTCGGGCGGACACTCCTAGAGGGCGCCGCCCAGACCGGGCGCGACATCGTCAGCGGAGCCGGGAAGGTGGCCGGCGCGGTTGGCGAAGCCGCCAGCACGGCGTTGTCGATTGCCACGAGTCCCCCAATCAAGCGCGAGAAGAAGGCCCCCGCTGAGAAGCGAGACGTTACGGCCGAGATGGCGGCCCAGCCGATCGTTCAGCGCCCAGCGGAGATGGAAGGCGCCGAAGGCATCCTGAGGGGGGCGCGCCTAGTGGCAGGTGTGCCAGAGGGCAAAGAACCGCCGCGGCCTGGCGCAGGAAAGCCGAGACACCCAGAGTCGAGCTACACGGTCTTTGATACCACGTCAGAGACCGCACAGAAGTTCCTAACCCGATCCGCGATGGGGTTCGCCAAAGGGGTCTGGAATACCGCGAAGGATCTCGTAGCCGTTGAGCCGCTCCTAGAGAGTCTCACGGGGATTGAGACCCCGGTCGGGAAGCTCGCCAAGGAAACGTGGCTCCCCCGCATGAGGGAGATCATCGACCAGCAACTCTCGGTGGATGACCCAGTATTTATGGATCAGCTCGCTTCGGGTATCGGCTCCATGGCGACATTCTTCGTGCCAGGCATGGGGACCGCGGTTGCGCTGAAAGCCGTCGCCAAGGCATCGCCGACGCTCGCTCTCTGGGCCGGCTCTGGGGTCCACACGGTCCTTGAGGCCGCTACGGAAGCGGGCGGCTCTTACGATGAGCTACAGCAGAGCGGAATCTCAGAGCCAGAAGCGGCGCGGCGAGCGAACAGGGTGTTCTGGCAGAACATGGTCCTTCTTGCGGTGACCAATAAGTTCGGCATTTACGGGCAGGGTGGCGGGATCCCCAAGCGCATCCTGATGAGCGCCGCCATGGAGGGCGCGCAAGAGTTCGGCCAGGAGGTCATACAGGCCCGCCAGGAAGACATCGACTCGATCTTCGCGGAGCCTGTCTTCACGAAGGAGAGGCTGGACCGATACCTTCAGGCCGCGGCTGTTGGGGCGATCCTCGGGGGTGGCATCGGGGGTGTTCGTGCCGCCTCGGATAGGATGGCGGCGCGCGGCCAGGAGCCCGGAGGCCCACCTGAGACCCCCGTGGCGCCGCAAGAACCCGCCCCTGAGACCGCTGGCCGCCCGCCAGAGGCACCCACGGGCACCGCCGAGGTGGTACGCCCCCCGGCGGTGCAAGTCGCCCCAGAGGCCCCGCCACGTCCCGCTGGCGAGGCGACAGGACGGCCCCCCGCTGGTCCGCTGGACCTCCCGCCGATCGGGGATGTGGTTGGTCCCGCCCCGGCGGAGGCCCCCGCAGCCTCGCCCGCTGTAGGGGGTACAGGCCCAGAGGCCCCCGCCCCGCTCCCTGCCGAGCCACCTGCCGCGCCGGCCGCTGAAGCACCGGGCGCACCTGCATCTCCTGCTGCCCCACTCAAGGGCGAGTTCACCCTACCACACGATCTTGCAGGGGCCAAGCCGCGGTACAACATCCAGGACAAGGCATACGAGCTAGGCTTCGCGCGCGACCTCGACAAGGGCCTTTACATCATCGCCCAGCAGGTGCCGTCGAAGCGCGATGCCGACTACATGGCTGCCCTCGAAGCGCACACCGGGCTCCCGGCACCGGAGATCCGAAAGCTCGGCCAGATGGCGAGAGCCTACCTGCGCGCGTACTTGGGTGCTCGGGGTTCGGGCTCAGTGGCCATCCCCCGGATGATCTTCATCGACGAGGAGATCGCCAAGGCGCAGGCCGCTGGCAAGCCGCCAGTAGCCCCGCCAGCACCACCTGCGGCGCCTCGGCCTATTGCCGACCACCGTAACCGTGTCTTCGTTGACGGATTCCTCTCAGGACAGAGAGGCGAAAGCAATACCGCACGAGAGCTAGGCGAGAAGTATCCGACGCTCAAGGATTGGGAGATTGAAACGTACTTGAATGGTCAGGAAGATGGCCGCTCGGGCGATCTTTTCCGCATCAAGAACATGGGCGCCGAAGACCTTCTCCGGCAGCGGCAACCAAAGTCGGCCCCAGAGGAACCAGCCAGACCTGTGACACCCGAGGTCATGCCGCCCCAGCCGAAGATGCGCGGGGCCATCGGACAGACAGGGGAAGCGGTCACGGAAGCGGGGACCAGGGTGCCATTCCGCTGGCGGCTGATTGAGGTGCCGGAGGCCCGGACCTCGCGGATGCCTGGCTATCCGGCTCAGTACCAGCCGCGCGCGGTCGGCGAGCGGGCCGACTACGAGGCGCAGGAATGGCGGATCGCCGGCCAGATCGACCCGGAACTGCTCGGCGAGAGCCGACTGGCGAGCCAGGGCGCGCCGATGGTCGATCCCTACGGCAACATCATCTCCGGCAATCGACGCACGGAGGCGCTCAAGAAAGCCTTTGGGCCAGGCGCCCGAGACCGCGCGCCGGGCCAGCGGTACTACGAATGGCTCAAGGCGAATCACGAGCGGTTTGGGATCTCCAAGGCCGACTTCGACAAGGCCGGGGCCCCGATGTTGGTCCGGCAGATCGACGATAGCGGGCTCGACCTGGTCAAACTCGCCCAGGAAGCCAACGTGCCGAGCGTTAGCGCCATGTCGGCCTCCGAGCTCGCCGGGATCGACGCCGGCAACCTGACTCCCGACGTCCTGGCGCTCTTCCAGCCGTCCGAGACGGGGCAACTCAACACGGCGCAGAACCGGGGCTTCATCCGGGCTGTCTTCGAAAAGGTGATCCCGAAGTCGGAGCATAACCGCTACATGACCGCCGATGGGGACATCAACCAGGACGGGCTCGGGCGCATCGGCAACATGCTCTTCGCGCGCGCTTATGGTAACCCGAAGCTCAACGCGCTCCTGGCCGAGGCGACCGACGCCAACATCAAGAACGTGATCGTGGCCCTCCGCAACATCGCGCCGAAGATCGTCGAGGTGGAGAGCCTGATCGCGGGCCGATACCCCGATCTGATGCTCTCCAAGCCGGCCGCGGACGCCGCGACGAAGCTCGCCTCGCTCCGGGCTTCGGGCCAGCCGGATGCCGTCAACACCTACCTCTCTCAGGCTGGGCTCTTCCCGGACGAGACGCTGTCCGATATGGGCAAGAATCTCCTCGCCCTCTACAACGCGAAGGGCGGAAGCGCGAAGCGTATCCAGCAGGTGCTCATGGACTACCTCGAGCGCGTGGATGCGGCCGTGGGCCATCCCGACCAGGTCTCCATGCTGCCGCCGGCCGATCTGAACCCGATCAACTTCCTCGAGGCCGCCGCGAGAAAGGGAGAACGCAATGCGCCTGAACAGGGTGCCATTTGGCCGACCAAACCGAGCC